TATTTTGAGCCATAAATATAAACGGATTAATAGTATCGTTGTCTATATTTCCATCGAAGCCTGAAAGTCTGGCTATATCGTCGATTGATATTAGTAGTTTAATCATTTGCTATTAGTTTTTCTTGCCTAAAATTAATAAAGTCAATTTCACAAAGTGGATTAATTTTTTTAAATATTTGATTTAACGAATCCAAAATAATTTCACGCATCGGGTTTATAACTCCTAAATAAAGTGAATCAGTAGCCGTTGCTATCTCATCTGCATTGTTTGAAAAACCACTACTCCCCGGGCGTTGAAATAAAATATTCATTGCACTATGGGCTGCCATTAATTTTATTTCAGCCGTTTCGTCATACGTTACAAATTGGTCATTACGTCCTCTTGGCTCGATGGTATCAACTACAATAGCTTGGTCTGCACTCTCGTTAATCGAAATTGTAACTCCGTCCGCATTTTCAGTTCCAGTCCAATTTTTCTTTACCTCTTCTTTTACTTTTGCTTTGTCCTCTTCGGACATCATTTCGCCATTATTCAAATTAATAATGGTCTTGCCTTGAAATCCTCGTAAGACGTGGTTAACAGCATCGTCAATCAATGCACTTTCAATCTTTGCACTTTTCAATCCTGAAAACCAATCAGGGAATGGAAAATAAGGCTCGTTTGATAATTGCTTAATATGTTGTATTTGAAAGGTTGCGATTTCGTTAATATCGAATTTAGGCACGAATTTAGGTATAAATTCATAAGGTTTTGAAAAATCCCACGAATACCAATATCCGTTCACTTCCATATATTCTTTGCTTTTTCTATCAATATCAATATTCAAACCCACTCGCATAACTGGAGTGTGTTTGATTTTTACGACATCATTATTAAAACTTATAATTTGCGGAAACGCACTTCCGAAAACTTTAAAATCGGTGCAAATCATTCTTAAATCTTGCTTTGATATAAAAGCGTGAGGATCTATTGTACCGCTTTTATCTTCCAATCCATTACCAACTATGTAATTGATTATTGTTTTGCAAATAAAAGAGTTTGTAGGGCTGTCATCAACCGCATCTTGATAGCTTTTGAAGTTTTTATTTTTATCCCCGTTTAGTGTGTATTTCGTACCGATAGCTGGCTTTGTTATTCCAGTTTCGTAAGCCGAAAATTCAAAATGATTTATCATTTGTAAAATTTGTTATTAGATTTTTTGGAATAATCCTGCACGTTTTCCGTTTGTGAAACGATTAATATTTTACCGTTGCAAACATTCGGGATTGAGTAGCTTAATTTGTCGCCTTGCTTTCCATTTGGAAAAGAAGCTAAAATAATTTTATAATTTTCGTTTGGCAATTTTTCAAAAGTGAAATTTACATTTTGCTTCTTTTGGTTGTTTTCGTTTTTCAGTTCAATAACACTTCCTACCATTGTGCCTCTTGGTATAATTTCAAATTCGGGTGCTGTATTAATTTTTAGTATATTCATAACTTTTAAAAAAAACCCTCCCTAACTTTAAGGAGGGTTTGCTAACCAAAAAATATAAAAATGAAAATCTAAGTTGTTGGTAGAATAGAATCTACATAATCTTCAACTCCAGTTGTTGCAAGTTCGTACATCATCTCGGCTTCTTTTGAATTAATAGTCAAAGTGAATCCTTGTGAATCTGAACCTCCTACGATTGTCATAATGTCACAACCGTTTTTCGCTCCCAAACAGTAAACTTTACCATTGTAATCTTCAATAAAAACAGTTTTCAAAATACCGCTATTACCCTGTAATTCATTGCGTAATGCAATATCATTACCCGGCACAAAGAAAGTATTCACTCCTACATATTCGTTTGTTCTAGTCGCTTCATCAAAAGTTCCAGTTTCAACTATATTGTTTCCAGTTGCTTTCACTTCCAATCTTGCTATGCTTGGTGCAGTTGTTATATGCGTTGGCAATACCAAAACACCTGTTAATGTGCTTACAACTGGTGCACTTGCTAAATAAGGCGCGATACCGATAGCCTTAACCCCTTTCATAGGGGCTTGTCGGCTAATAATTCTTGATTTTGTAAGTCCCATAATACTATCCGTTGTATAATGTTATGTATTTTTGATTTGTTACCCAAGTAGCAATCGAACCTACATTTTTAATAAATCTTTGAGATGCTCCGTTTGCCATTTGTCCGATTTGTAACTCTGCTGTATCAGAAACTAAATCCATAAGCAACTTTAAGAATTTACCTGCTGTTAAAATTCTGAATCCTACCAAAGGAACGAAAATAATTTCAACTCCATTGTAAGATATTTTTTCAGTTGCTCCAGAACCTTCAACTAAAAAGTTGATTTGTTGTGCTGCACCCACCGCATTATTTGCAATTTTGATTAATTGCTTATCTCCTCGTGGTGCAAAAATTTTAGGCATCTCATCAGGATTGGTACTATTAATAATTTTTTCAGGTGCTCCTGCGTAAAGTTTACCATATTCTGCTGCAATATTTGAACTCGTTACTGTAGTTCCGATTACTTTTGTATAATCTCCTAAACCTGCCCCAGGGATAGTTTTTGCTTGTGAATCATTGTAGATTATCTTTGCTGGTAATGAATCAAATAAGTTAGTTGGCATTGCAGCAACTAATGTTTTTGCACCTGCCGTGATTGAGCCTTGAGCGTTGTTTGCAGTAAGTGCGGCTATTGCTGTTTGAGTTGCGCCAGTTGCACCGTTCCATACTTTGCTTTCTAAATCTTCTCCAATTGCAGGAGCGATGTAGATTAACACTTTTTGGTCAAATTCGTCCGATACATTGTTGAATGCTCCTGCTTTCATTGATTTTTCAAAACGTGTACCTTTCAATACTACATCATCAATTACATCCTTGTAATTGTAAGTAAGTAAGCTAACTGGCGTTTTATTGAAGTCTAAATCAATGTCGCCACTTACTGTAACACCTGCTGTGCTGTTTGCGGACATTGCAACCGATACTTTGCTTTCGTAAACGTCTGTACCAGATTTGTGTCCATCTTGAACATCAATGATGTTATCTCTGAACGTGCCTGAGTTTGAGTAAATTTCTACTCCGATTTCTTCTAAGTCTGTTTGGTTTCTAGTTGAACCAGTAAAATTTATTGCCATTGTTTTTTATTTTTATTTTGTTTATAATTTACCTCTGTTGAATTTAGCTTTTTCAGCGTTTGACATCTCCTCATATTTTTTAGTAGGAGCTGTCGTTTGTGGTTTCAAACCTTTTTCGATTTCGCTTTTCATTTCAGTTAATTGTTTTGACATATCAACTTCTTTCAATTCGTACTCAGCGAGTTTCGCTTTCAAGTCGTTGTTTTCAGTTTCTAATTCTGAAATTTTTGTTTTCAATGCTTCCACATCGACTGGATCGGCTTTCGGCTCTTCAGTTGCTGGTGGTGCAACTTCTGCCATTGCTAATTTAGCTTTGGCATCTTCCTCTTCTTTGAGTTTCGCCTCGGCTTCCGTTTGGAACGCTAGTTTTATTCTAGCATCTACTTCTTCTACTGTCATTTCTGTTGTTGTGTTTGTTAATATTGGTTCTAAATATGCTTCAATCGAGAAGCCCTGTAATTCTTTATTTTTAATCTTTTGCCACACTTCGGGATTGTCAACCTTTTGCCCTAAAACCCAGTCGCCTTTTTCAACTGACATTCCCAATAAAGTTGCTTTGTCTTTTTCAGGGTCTTGAACTATCCAACTTTCAAAAGCGTAAATATCATTTCTAATATTTTTATCGTGGTTTATGGTTGCCCCATTGTGTGAATTGTTTTTAAAAAAGTTTTGTTGCAACTCCGATACAGTTTCTTCCGTATAAAATACCATTGCTGGCTCGCCATTGATATTTTTTCTAGGAATATTTATATTTGGCCGCATTGCCACCGAATAGATAATTTGCTTTTCGTCATCGGCAAATTCTAGTAATTTGCTTTCGTCATCAAACATAACAAGGGTTGCTCCAATTGCAGGACTTTCAACCGTGGACATCCTAAACACCCCTGTTTCTCCTTTTGTATATTTTAACTCGTATCTTTTCATTTTACACCACGACAAAAAGCCTTATTGAAATTAATCAATAAGGCTATATCTGTCTAATTTAAAGGTTTTTACGTTCATTTAGCAAAAGAAACGTGCATCTTCACACGTTTAATTGCAACAAATATAAATAATTATTTGATTGTAATTACATTTTAATCAAAAAATTTCAATAATCAATCTCTGATATTAAACAATTTACAAAATCTTCTAAATTATCAAATGTTATTTCGTGTTTAGCTTTATTATTTAAGTCTTTATAAAAACCCTCTGCAATATATGGTTGTGTGTCTTTTGTAAAAATAAAATACTTATTTTTTGATTTTTTATTAATTTCATTGATAATAAAACAAACTTTGTTAATTTCTTCTTGCATAATAATATAAATTAAAAAAGACCTTAAACAACTGAGTCGGCAGTTGCAAAAAGTCTTAAAATTTCTTTTACTGTAAAGCTTCCGACTTCTTTACAATTGCAAATATACTAAAATTTATTTTTATTTTCCAAAACTTTCACATTATTTTGAGCATTTGTAATATCACTCTCTGCTACTATAACCTGCAACGGTGGTTGTTCCGCCTGTGTTTTCGCCACCGACTGCCCTATTTGGTTTTCTGCGGTATTATTAAATGCTACTACTGGTGGAGCAATTGCA